TCATCTATTATTTGGATCGGCTCAACTCTTCCTGGAATTCCTATCGAACTAGACGGGTATGTTGCCAATTCAGTTATGGCAACTGAAATTAACCAGGGTGTGACAACAGAGCAATAATAATGAGAGCATACGAATTCATCACGGAATCTGCAACAGACGGTTTGAGTATGGTTGCACATAGCTTGCCAGCTACCTATATAATTCCTGATTTAAAAAATAATGATTTCTACGAGCTTTATAGATTTGGTTTAGCAATTGCAGATACTAGAGGTAATGGTGGAAACGATGATGTTCAAAACGGTTTTAAACATGAGTTTAAGGCAGAAAGCACCTGGGGAGAGCATCAAGTAGTGGTTTCTTGGGATCCAAACATTGAGCAAGTGATTGATCAATCGTTGAGTAAAGTTAATAAAAGAGGAAAAAAGCTAGTAAGTACTAAAACTAGTGACGAGATTCCTAATACCGGAACCCAATCCACTCTTAAACCCTTTAAGGGATACAAGCGATGAGAGCATGGGAATTTATAACTGAAGGGAAGAAAGTTCCTGACTCTCCGGAACATCACGATGGCCCCATGACCGGGTTACATAGATTTGCCGACAGCACATATGACCGTTACTATCTATTAAATCGTGTAATGATGGCCGCTGCCTCAACTGACGGGAAAACAATGCCTGATGTGGATAGTGATAGTTGGGCGTCTCGTTTCAACATAGCACATCCTTACACAAAAGAAGAAGCAGATAAGTTAAAATTAGCATATAAAGCAGCAGGCGTCAAAAAGTTTGATGACATAACAAAAGGTGATTTGTCTAGCACAGAACCAACTGGCCATAACGATACCAGTCCAATCAAGCCATTCAAAGGGTACAAGCGATGAGAGCGCACGAGTTTATTAATGAAGGCAAAAAGGGTTCAGTACCTAATAGACACAACGCTGCCCAGCCTGGTGCCTATAAGTTTTCGGATAATGGCACAGACAGAACCTATCACTTAAACCAAATTATGAAAGCAGTAGCTATGGCAGATGGATCATCTACTAAAGCATTGAAGATGGATGATGAAAGCTTTGCAGGAAAAAATAACCTTGCATATCCATATAGTGATGTAGAACATACTATGATGCAGCAGGCATTCAACACAGTATCTCCCACACAAGCTAAACATATGATTAAGGGTAGAGGCAGTGACGAGCTTGACTTCATAAACAAGACTAGTCCTGTAGCAAAACGTCCAAAAGATCACAGAAAAAAATAATTACGCTACTTTCACCTGATAAGTAATTTTATGAACAACTTAATTGATATCAACCAAACACTCGACCTTATTAAGCTTAAGTTTTACAACGAATGGCTTTACACCGCTCACATCTATGATGAGGGCGACAGTCAATTTCATAAGGAGCTGACTACTCAAGTAGTAAAAACTTATGTTGACCCACTTGAACTACCTAAGGATGCACACATTCTTGACTTAGGATGTGGCCCTGGATATTTCTTAGACGAAATGAAAGAACGTGAATACACTAATGTTCACGGTGTCACTTTGAGTCCTGGCGATATCGCTATCTGTGAAAGCAAGGGACATGCTATTAAGAAGTATGATTTGAGCTTCTTGCCACAGAAGGATGGTTACTATGATGAGTCAGTAGATTTCATCTTCTTGCGCCATGCATTAGAGCATAGCCCATATCCTATCTTCTCATTGATGGAATACAATCGTGTATTGAAGCAGGGTTCAAAGATTTACATTGAAGTTCCTGCTCCTGACTGCGATAGAAAGCACGAGTTTAACTTGAATCACTATAGTATTATGGGAGCAAATCAATTGGCTGCATTACTACAGCGTACTGGATTTGATATTGATAACTTCAATAATCTTGAGTTTGATTTGAACGTTCCTAATCCTGAAGATCCAGAAAAAAGCAAAAAGATGAAAGAAACTTACTACTGTATTGTCGCTACTAAAGCAAGACCCTTAGATATCAAATAAGTAAGATAAATACTCTCATAGAAATGTGAGAGTATTTTTTTATGGCTGAGCCTGATCCAAGTAATGTTGCTCCGTGGTATCTACGGAATATCAACCAAGCGTTAGAACTTAATGAAGCTACTGGACAGGTATTTGTTCGTACCGGTTTTGAAGGTAACATTATCATTAGTGGTAATGTTACTATTCCAGGCAATGTTGATGCACACGTTTCGCAAATTGGAACAAGCGGGGAACTAACAGTTCCTTGGATGCCTGTCAGTATTGATGGCAATAGTAATGTTACTATATCAGGTGGCAATGTCAATGCTGCGGTTACCGGTACAGTAGCAGTTAGCGGCATTACAGGTAACATTGCGGGTATCACCGGCAATGTCACTGTAGTAGATGGTGGCGGAAGTATTACTGTAGATGGTAATGTAGGTGTTACAGGAAATGTTAATATTGGCACAATGCCAAATGTTAATGCTACTATTACAGGAGGTAATGTCTCTGTATCAGGTAATGTTGGCGTTACGAGTTTAGGAAATGTCGTACTCACAGGAAACACACTTCCAGTAAGCGGTAATGTGAATGCCAATGTCAGTGGTAGCAATGTCATTGTGTCAGGTAATGTTGGTGTTTCAAGTTTAGGAAATATAAGTCTTGCAGGAAACGCATTACCTGTTACGGGTAATCTTACTGCGACTATTGATAATAATGCCAGCGTAATTATTTCTGGATTCAGCGGCGCAACAAGCGATGCATTTGGTAGACTGCGTGTAAGCGAACCATTCACATTATTTGATACTAATTCACGATACTATGATCACCAGCAATTCAGTAGTGCTATCAATGGTACTGGAAATGTGACATATGTTGAAGCAGAAAGTTCTTTCCGTCTCAGCGTAGGTTCATCTGTCGGAGACTCTGTGATAAGAGAAACTATGAAAGTATTCCCTTATCAGCCAGGCAAGAGCCAACTTTCATTGCTTACATTCTGTATGAACACTCCAAAGACAAATCTACGCCAGCGTGTAGGATTGTTTGGTGCTAATGACGGCGTATTCTTTGAGAATGATGGTACATATAACTATATGGTTATTCGCTCAGGCTCTACTGGTGTAGAAGAACGAGTAAGACAAGATGCTTGGAATGGCGACAGACTAACTGGATTGGGCGGCGCGTCTAACCCATCAGGAATCACGCTATATCCAGATCGTACACAGATTTATTATGCCGATGTTGAGTGGTTAGGTGTAGGTAGCGTTCGTGTAGGCTTTATCATCAACGGTGTTTATATATTATGTCACACATTTAATCACGCTAACCAACCTGGTAATACGAAAGTCTATATGACTACTGCTACATTGCCTATACGCTATGAAATCACTAATGCAGGTGCTACTACCGGTAACAGTGTAATGACACAGATTTGTAGTACAGTTATCAGTGAAGGTGGATATAATAGTTTTGGAACTACACAGACCGCAGGTACCGGAACTACACAAAAAAGATTGACCAATGCCAATACTTATTATCCTGTTGTCAGTATTAGATTAGCGCCAAGTAGATTAGACAGTATAGTATTACCTAGACAGATTGATGTGTTAAGCCCTAGTGTAAACTATTATCGCTGGGTATTATTACAAAATGCAACTCTAACCGGTGCCACGTGGACAGGCACAAGTCCAACTGGTACGGTTCAATATGATTTAGGTGCTACTGCTATTAGCGGCGGTATAGAAATACAAAGTGGTTATGCAGCAAGTAGAGAACTTACACAACTTAGTTCGGTAGATTTCTTCCAGTACCAACTAGGAAGAACATTAGCAGGTGTTAGTGATGTTGTCACCTTAGCAATTGCTGCAACAGCAAACAACGCCGATGTATTAGCTGAAATAGGTTGGCAAGAATTAACCTAACACTTCTAAACTACTAAATATTCATATGGCAAATACACCAACCTTAATCAAGGATCCCTACAAGAAAACTGTATTCAAGAACCAAAAGGAACTTGATGAGTTTATGAAATGCTGTGACCCTGAGACAGGTTATCTATACTTCATGGATAACTTCTTTATGATTCAGCATCCTACTAAAGGGTCAATGAATTATCACCCTTGGGAATATCAAGAAAGACTGATTGATACATACCATCGCTATCGTTTCTCTATCTCACTCATGCCAAGACAGTCAGGTAAGTCTACTTCTGCTGCTGGGTATTTGCTTTGGTACGCTATGTTTGTACCTGATTCTACTATTCTAATCGCAGCACACAAGTATACCGGCGCACAAGAAATTATGCAGCGTATACGATATGCGTATGAAAACTGCCCAGACCACATCAAGGCTGGCGTAACTACATACAACAAAGGTTCGCTTGATTTTGAGAACGGTTCTCGTATCGTTTCTGCTACTACGACTGAAAACACAGGTCGTGGTATGTCTATCACGCTATTATATCTTGACGAATTTGCCTTCGTTCGTCCCTCAATCGCACAAGAATTTTGGACTGCTATTACTCCTACTCTATCAACTGGTGGTAAGGCAATCATTACATCAACACCAAACTCAGATGAAGACCAATTTGCTCTTATTTGGAAGGGTGCAAACAAGACTGAGGATGAGTTCGGCAACACAACTGAGTTAGGCATCAACGGCTTTAGAGCATACAGAGCATACTGGCACGAACAGCCCGGCAGAGATGAGAAATGGGCTGCTGAGATGAAGGCTCAGCTAGGCGAAGATCGTTTCAATCGTGAAATCGGTTGCGAATTCATTATCGCAGACGAAACACTTATCAATCCAAACACATTGATTATGCTTGAAGGCATTGAACCTATTAATAGATTAGGTCAAGTCAGATGGTACAAGCAACCCGAAAAGGGTAGACTATACGTAGTTGCTCTTGACCCTTCATTGGGTACAGGTGGTGACCCCGCTGCTATTCAAGTATTTGAAGCAAGCACTACTACACAGATAGGTGAGTGGAAACACAATAAGACTGACATTCCTAGTCAGATTAAACTACTTGCTGAGATTTGTAAGTATATCTCAGAAATAACAAAAGAGCCAAACAGTATCTACTACAGTATCGAAAACAATGGCGTAGGTGAAGCCGCTGTTGTTTCGCTCAATGAGTATGGTGAGTCAAATATTCCAGGCATCTTCATATCTGAGAAGGGCAAAGGGCGTAGAGGATTCAACACTTCTAACAAGCCTAAATTAGCTGCTTGTGCTAAGTTCAAAACACTTCTGGAATCAAAGAAGATGACCATACATAGTCGCTCTCTCATTAGTGAGTTAAAGGCGTTTGTAGCCAGCGGCGGAAGCTATGCGGCTAAGATAGGGGACACTGATGACTTAGTAATGTCATCATTGCTTGCCGTTCGTATGATGACGCAGTTGGCAGACTATCACGGCGACTTAGAGAGCCAAATCAGAGACCACGATGAAATAATTCAACCACTGCCATTCTTTGCCGTCTTAGGCTAATTTGGCATAAATATACATATGGCCACTGACAACGAATCATTCAACCGCGACTTATATGACCTTCTTAAAGTTAGAGGGTATCAGCCTGTTCCACTAGACAGTAAGAATCAACGTGTTCCTGCAAGCCAGGCTGCGGACGTTATTCAGTTTACCTTTACTAAAGACGGTGAAGAATACGGTAAGGCTTGGGTGAGTATTGATGATGCTGCAAATATTATCGTCTATTACGATGAAGAACAGCAAGAAAGTCCAAGCAATGCTACACCTGGTGTAGAATACAATGATACTTGGACTGGGTTCTTAAAGCATTTAAAGAATTGGGCACAACGTAGACAATTAAGTTTTGAATTGTCAAACAAAGATCGCCTTGGCGACGATATGAGACAACGGGATTATTACAAGATGAAAGAACGAGTATCAGAAGGTTACTACCCAATGGGTAAGAAAGCGTCATATAATGATGCAGTTCCTAATGTAAAGATTGTTTTACAACACAACCGCGCACTTGAAGAAGGTGAACAGCGTTATCGTAACGTTGCTAAAATCTATCTTGAAAACGTTGATGGCGAAAGATTCCTTGCTCCAACTACCCGTCCTGGTATCGCTCGTGTATATGCTCGTCACATCGCAGAAGGTGGCGTACCCAATGATGACAGATGGAATCACATTAAATCAATCTGTGAAGATTATAATAAGATGGCTGGTTTCGTTCGTGCTACACGCAACGGACAGTTCAACGAATCAGCAACTCAGATGGTTCAAGAAGGTGTAAACCACTATAACAATCTTCGTGAAACATTACACAAACTGACAGGTCATCGTGGATATCAAGCTTACTTTGAATCTTGGACTCCTTCACTTATGGAAGACGAGGGCGATGACAGCATTAACGAATTGTTCGTACAAGAAACCATGGATCCTCGCATTGAATCAGCAATGCCAATCCTATCAAGACTTAAAAAGCCAGTAACTGAAATGGAAGAAATTGATACTCTAGCAGAATGGGCAGACAGCGTTATCAATGAGAAGCTGGAGCTTGACGAGGGCGATGTTGTCCCGTTCAAGAAGAAGCAAGATGATGATTTAGATGACGACGATGACGATAGCTGGATGCCATCAGAAGAAGACTTTGAGCAGGAAGAAAAACACCGCAATCGCAAACGCACCCCTGCAAATGATGTGAACGAAATGGATAAGAGTCCAGAAGCTAACCCATATAGTGGTCAAGGGCATCGCAAGGGTGATGACAATGCAAGTAGAGGTCCGGACAAGACTGCCAAGATGCTTGCTGCTAAAAAGGCTATGAAGGCTGCTAGAAAGACTCTTGACAAAGCATTCAAGGGCGATGTTGAAGAAAACTTTATCGGAATGGCACCTCAAGCAGTAGCAGAAGAAGAAGTTGAGGAAAGCGGATTACAAGCATATCTCGGTAAAAAGAAATATGGCGAAAAGGGCATGAAGGCACTTCAACAAGCAGGCCGCGATGGCGCAAGCAAAGAGAAGATGGCATCAATCCGTGCTAAACACGATAAACTTGATGAAGTACAAGTTGAAGAAGATTTAGACGCAAACCAAAAGCGTGCAGGTCAACTTGGTCCTACTGAAAAAGTAAAGAACAACAATATCGGCAAGCTGGTTGGCGCCAATGAATCAACAGAGATTGATCCAGAATTAGCTCGTATCATGGAAATGGCACGCTTTAAAAGATAACAACGGGGAAAGTACTATGAGAAGACCAATGATGCCAAATAGAAATAATAGACCAAATTTATCAGCTCCTAGGGCAGCAGCAGCAACCGCAGCCATCAAGAATCTGATTCCTACAATTAAAAATATACCTCCTGTCACAGCAAATGACCGCGCTAAAATGGAGGTGGCCAAGGTAGCACTTGCAGCAGAAATACAGAAAACACAAGTAGCAGCAGCAAAAACTGCCCGTGACGGAACTGCTGCAACCCCTGTTCAACAGCTTGCAGCACAACAAACTAAGATCGGTTCGTCGGTTCCTGGCATTGCTAAATTTCTTCCACCTGAAGCTCAACCAGCTAATGTAACATTTGCAGCAGCTATAGGGTCAATGCAAGATACTATTGCTCAACTAGACGTATTAATTGCTAATCCAGTCACTGGCGGCGTGATGAGCGACCCTGCTTTCATAGGAAGTGGCCAGCTTTCAATAAATAACAACATCAGTAGCGTTTAATACTATTTTGGGTGCATAATGTAATATAATAATATATTATGCACCCAATTATATTGTAAATACATTACACATGAGTTATAACATAACTTGTGTGTAGTTGTCTCCGAACAACGAAACATAAAAACACATTTAGGCACAACTTAGGCACATTTAAAAAGGAGAAAACAAAATGGCAAGTCTAGCAGAAATCCGGGCTCGTTTGGCAGCCCAAGAAAACAAGAATCAGAACTCTGGCGCTCGTACTCAGTCTGATAACGCAATTTATCCCCATTGGAATATTTCAGAAGGCGCAACTGCAACAGTGCGTTTCCTTCCTGACGCTGACAATACTAACGACTTTTTCTGGGTCGAACGGCAGATCATTAAGCTTCCTTTCAATGGCATCAAGGGTCAGCCCGATGCTAAGCAGGTAATCGTTCAGGTTCCTTGCGTAGAAATGTATGGCGAAAACTGCCCCGTTCTCGCAGAAGTTCGTCCTTGGTACAAGGATGACAGTCTTAAGGACCTCGCTAACAAGTATTGGAAGAAGCGTTCTTATCTTTATCAGGGCTTCGTTCGTGCAAACCCTCTCGGTGACGATCAGACCCCATCTAACCCCATCCGTCGCTTTGTAATCAGTCCGCAGATTCAGACTGTAATCAAGGCATCGTTGATGGATCCTGAGTTGGAAGAATTGCCAACTGACTTCGCTCGTGGTCTTGACTTCAATATCAAGAAGACTTCAAAGGGTGGTTATGCTGACTACTCAACTTCTAACTGGGCCCGTAAGGAATCCCCGTTGACGGAAGCTGAATTGGCAGCTATCGAAGCGCATGGTCTTTTCAATCTTAAGGACTTCTTGCCCAAGAAGCCAAGCGAAGCAGAACTTCGTGTTATCAAGGAAATGTTCGAAGCATCCGTTGATGGTCGTGCATATGATCCTGATAAGTGGGGCGCTTACTATCGTCCGTATGGACTTGAGGCCCCGGCTGGAGCAGCTCCGGCAGAAACAACGGTGACTGCTGAAACCAGCACAACCCAGAATGCTCCAGTCTCTAACAATGATGTTCCTTGGGACGAAGATGCAGCGCCGGCAGCAAATGATCCGGTAGTTGTTCCTAAGTCGGACACATCAAGCGACAAGGCTCAGGACATTCTTGCAATGATCCGCGCCCGTCAATCCAAGTAATACTTGGCAGGGGAGACCTAGTGTCTCCCCATTTTGACAGGAGGTTTATATGACATTACCAGATGAAAGATATAGAGCCTTGAAGCAAAGTAGAAAGCTTTTAGAAGAACTTTGCGATCCTGGCAAAACACCTAGAGTACCTAGTATTATTCGTGATCGTGCAAGAACGATTCTACGTCATTATCCTATGGATATGCACTTAGATGGTTTAGCAGAAAATAGTCCCGAACTACTTGAAAAAACCTCACCAGGTGATAAGTTAAAACAAATTGTAAGATAACAGGAGAAAACATGGCAAAGCCATTTGATATTAGTAAGTTCCGCAAGGACATTACTAAGGCTATTGACGGCCTTAGTATCGGATTTAATGACCCTACTGATTGGGTCAGCACAGGTAATTATGCACTCAATTATAGAATTAGTGGAGATTTTAATAAGGGCATTCCTCTTGGTAAAGTTACTGTCTTTGCTGGAGAGTCCGGCTCGGGTAAGAGCTACATCTGTTCGGGCAACCTTGTTCGTCATGCCCAAGAGCAGGGTATCTACGTTGTATTGATTGACAGCGAAAACGCACTTGATGAAGCTTGGCTTCACGCTCTTGGCGTAGACACTGCTGAGGATAAGCTCCTCAAGTTGAACATGGCAATGATTGATGACGTTGCGAAAACTATCAGTGAATTCATGAAGGGCTACAAAACCTTGAATGAAGAAGACAAACCTAAGGTGCTGTTCGTCATTGACTCGCTCGGCATGTTGCTCACTCCTACTGATGTTAATCAGTTTGAAGCAGGTGATATGAAGGGTGACATGGGTCGTAAGCCTAAGGCACTTACTGCACTTGTTCGTAACTGCGTTAATATGTTTGGTTCGAACAACGTAGGTCTTGTAGCAACTAACCACACTTATGCATCGCAGGATATGTTTGACCCTGACGATAAGATTTCAGGTGGTCAGGGCTTCATCTATGCTTCGTCAATCGTTGTAGCTATGCGTAAGCTTAAGCTTAAGGAAGACGAATCAGGCAACAAGGTCAGTGACGTTCGCGGCATTCGCAGTGCTTGTAAGGTCATGAAGACTCGTTACGCAAAGCCGTTCGAATCTGTTCAGATTAAGATTCCATATGAAACTGGTATGAACCCTTACTCAGGTATGCTTGATATGGCAGAATCAATGGGTATGGTATCTAAGGAAGGCAACAGCCTTGTCTATACTAAGCTTGATGGTTCTATCATTAAGAAGTTCCGTAAGGCTTGGGAAGCAAATGACGATGGTTGTTTGGACACAATCATGGCTGAGTTTGAAGCAAAGTCTGCAAGCAAGAACGCTTCCTTGATAGAAGAAGAGGAAGGTGCAGAATGAGCATTGGATTAATCGGTGAAGTTTGGAAGCTTCTAAGGTCAAGTATCGAGGCTGGCGACGTTGATGGCGCTGCTGAAACACTGGTTAATTATCTCGTAGAAGAAGATTATTCAGCACACGAAATCAAGAACACTTTCCGAGGTGACAAGGATATCAAGGATGCCCTTGATTTTTACTTAGAAACTCCAGAAGATGGTTTGATACACGAGTACGAAGATGATCTTGACGAAGAAGATTATTACGACTATTACGATGATGAAGAAGACGACCAGTACTAATGACTTGGTATGGCAAAATCACTCAGGATTTGAGTCACATTCCTGACTTCATTACTCATTACGAGAATGAATTGATTTCCGCAAAGAATGACGTTAAGGTGTACGGCAATGTTGAAAAGAACATTGCCGCACTACCCGGTGTCACGGAGTATCGCTTTAATCAACTACAAGAGATTGAAGCGGTACTCAATTTCCTCAATATTCAATTGAGAAAACTCAAAAGAAAATATTTCAAGAAGTACCTAGAAAACTATAACAGACAACTTACTCCTCGTGATGCTGAAAAGTATGCAGAGGGTGAAGATGATGTTATTGATTTTGAAGTACTAATCAACGAAGTTGCTCTACTACGTAACAAATGGTTGGGTATACTTAAAGGAATTGACGCAAAGCAATGGCAGCTTGGTCATATTGTGCGTCTAAGAACAGCCGGCATGGAAGACGTTACTATTGGGTAACCTGTCTATTGCTATTTTTTAACAATTCGTATAGTGTGAAATAGTAAGGAGAACACTATGAGAAATATGACAGCAATTGCGTGGGAAGATTTAGTTGAAGCTTCGGAGTCCAAGGATACCGAAGTCCATTATAATTTTACGACAGACCCTTTGCTAATCAGTTGCACTCTTTATCGTCTGATAAAGGAGTCACGAGAAAGCGATTCCATATCATATCTTAATTGGTCTCTAAACGAACACGCTAATCAGATTGTAAATAAAATTACCGATCAGGATCGTGTATTTGCGGAGTCAGTCAAGTCATATTATATGTCTAAGCTGCTTATGGCTAAATTGCGCGGCGATGACTTCACTAAGTTTAAAACTGATTTGATGCAGTATCTACACAATTCTCCTAATACTCTCACTTCACGTTTTGTTGGTATGGTCTACAAGCTGCCTTACTTCTACGAATATGATATGCAGTTGATTGAAATATTTGGCGGAGAACATAAAGACCTCGGTCCTGCTAGACAGCGTGATAGAGAAGACATTACGTTGACCTTTATCGCTAAAGCTGATAATGGGCAGAAGCGTTCTCGTCATTATGAATACTGGTTCAAGGATGACTCCGACACTCGCATTCTACTTGAAGTAGAAAAGCATAACCCTGTCAGAAATCTTTGGGAACATAGTATTCAGTCTGGCAAGTTGAATGTCAGTACTTTTCTTGAAAAGAAGCGCAGAGACAATCTAGAATTTTACGTTGCTAAGGCGTGGACAATCAATATCTGAAAATTGAGAGGAACTATAATGAAGGGCGATAAACTAAAACTGCATATCGCAGAACTAAAGCATAAGCATCATCATTTAGAATTGGAAATTAATCAGCTTGTTTACATTCACGCTGATGATTTAAAAATCCAAGAGTTAAAAAAGCGTAAACTTAAATTAAAGGAAGAGATACTTAATTATGAACAGCAATTGGGACAGTGAACAATTTAAATTGTTCGTTTCTAAGTTTTTAACAGCGTTAGGCGAAACAGCAAACAGATGGTCAGGCGGAATCTTTCTACTGGTTAAGACCATTCTTGCTCTATTCAGTCTGATTGCAACAGTAGCGGTCGTCATTGTTTCCGCACAATGGTTCATCGCATCGTTTGGCATTGTAGTTTCAGTTTTGGTATTGGTAGTATCGTCGTTTGCACTAACTGCGATTTCATCAATTTCCAAAGATAAACCACAATAAACGGTTGACATAGCTCCTACGATTTGCTATTGTTAATTATAGACAGAGAAAGGAGCATGTATGAAAAAAGGTGAACTACTCGGCAAAGTCCTAGTTCTCGCTACGAATGCTCACGCAGGTCAGTTTGACAGGGGCGGTAACCCCTACATTCTGCATCCGCTTAAGGTCATGCATTATCTCAAGACCGACGATGAAGAACTACAGTGTATGGCGCTGCTTCACGATGTTGTTGAAGATACCAAAACTACTTGGAAAGACCTTGAAGCAATCGGTTGCACTGAACGTGTGATCAATGGTGTTAAGGCGCTTACTAAGCAGCCCGGTCAGACCTACGATGAATACAAGGAAGTAGTCTTTGCCAACGAGGACGCAATGCGTGTTAAGCTTTGTGATCTTCGTCACAATACAGATATCCGTCGTCTCAAAGGCGTCACACAGAAGGACATTGAACGTATGGCAAAGTACAATCAGTTCTTTCTTGAAATTCAGGCTCGCTTGAACGGATAAAAAATTGCACCCGAGGTCATTTTTTGGTTGACTTCGGGTGCCCATTTTGCTATAACTAATATATAACGTCAACACAGAGGAATTCATATGTCTCGCATTCTCATTAAGAACGGTGAATATCGCAACAACCCGGTCATCGACAGCCAGTTTACTCTTGTCAAGGGTTTTCAGACTGGTAAGAAGGGTACTTTCGTGACTGTCAAGAATGACGGTGCGTTTCCTGTAAACATTGACGAAGTTCGCATCAAGATTGCTGATACAAGTGATGTTGAATTTCTTGATGGTGATGCTACTCCGACTGATACGGTTACTGAAACTGATGAAGAAGCGATGGATCGTATTGCTTCTCGTTTTCAGATCCTTGACGAAATGAGCGCCGCTTGTATCAACAGCGACATTCGTGCGATGATTGTTTCGGGTCCTCCGGGCGTTGGTAAGTCGTTTGGTGTTGAACAGCAGCTTGAGAAGGCTTCGATGTTTGACAAGATTGCAGGCAAGAAGCTTCGTTA